AGTGTTGGACATTTGGGACAAATTAATAATAAATATAAAACAGATATGACACCAAAAGAAAAAGCAAAAGAATTATTTAAACGCTATATTGAACTTACACAAGAATGGGACGAATTAGACGGGTACATAGTAAATAAATATAACGCCAAACAATGCGCGTTAATTGCTATCGAATTATCTAAAGAATTTGTAACGGGAGATTTAGACGTATCATTTGACAAATTTTTATACCTACAAGAAGTCGAACAAGAAATAAAAAAATTATGACACTTTACGAAAAAGCGAAAGACCTAATTAGCCAACTTGAACTACAAACTAAATGTCGAAAAAGAAGATTCGTTAACCAACGTAGCTACCTTGTTTTTTTCCTACGAAGACACGGTGCAAGTTACCCATACATTGCAGAACTTCTTAAACAGAACCACGCTACTTGTATTCACGCTTATAATAATGCAAGGTATTGGGAAAGAAAAAACGACAAGTTCTATTTTTTAGACACGGAGTTTTTACGCAACGAACTTAACAACTTCGAAATTAGCAGAAGCCTAAACGACTTGTTTGTAGACGTTATAAACTGCGGGAGTATAAAAGAACTTGAAGCTATCCAAGAAAGGATCAAAAGAAATGAATATAAAACACAAATAGAATAATTTAGTTATATTTGTAAGCGGTGTGCAGACCGATTTTATAAAACTTATTTAACCCTATTGGGGAGTAGTGCTGCACCACGAAACCTAATGGGGTTTTTTTATGTACCTATGGAAAGAGATTCAATGATTATTTACCGCAGTTTTTACGAAGCAATTAAAGAACTGCCAAAAGAAAACCAAGCCGAAGTTTGGAACGCAGTTTACGAACTTGGTTTAAATGGTAACTATGTTTCTTTAAGTGGAATTAGTAAAACAATATTTACTTTGATTGCACCACAAATAGAAGCAAACTATAAGAAATTTATAAACGGAAGCAAACCTAAAACGAAACAAAAAGAAAGCAAAGTAGAAGCAAAACATAAGCTAACTGAAAGCAAAACCGAAGGCAATGTAAATGATAATGTAAATGATAATGTAAATGTTATACCCTCTTTAGAAGATTTTATAGCTTATGCAGTTAAAAATGTTTCAGACATAAACACGGAAGAAGTAAGATTAAAATACGAAAGTTGGAAGGTTAATAATTGGTCTACCAATGTAAAGGGCAAAGAAAAACCAATCAAAAATTGGAAGTCTACTTTATTGAATACTTTACCTTACCTTGGCAGAAAAAAACCCGAAGAACTTTCCGACGATATGAAGGCTTATAACTACGTTCAAAAAATGAAAAATTACATAGACACTAAAGATTATAGAAATGCTGACTAAACAAGGAGATACTATTAAATACTTATTAGACTACAAAGAAGGGAAGATTAAAGAAGGGTTGGGGATAGGTTGCGGGTTAGATGACTACCTACGATTCAAACGCAAACAACTAAATATTATTTTAGGACACGATAATGTCGGAAAAACATATTGGATTAATTGGTACTTCCTTGTATTGGCACTAAAACACGGATTAAAGTTCTGTTTGTGGAGCGGTGAAAATCAAAAAGGACAAATATTAAGAGACTTAATACAGATGTATGCGGGCGAACCATTTAAAAATTTAACTACCCAACAGATTCAATCTTACCTTGGTTATTTAGAACAATTTTTTTACTTCGTGGATAATAGCAAACTTTACAAGCCATTGGAACTTTTGACCATATTCGAAAATTCGGGGTGCGACGTTGCGTTAATTGATCCCTTTACGGGGTTGGATAGGGAAATGACATACGAAGGTAATTATACTTTTATGAATAAAGCAAGGGAGTTCGTTAATAGAACGGGTATGACTATCTATATTAACACCCACCCAAACACGGAAAGTGGACGAAGTGGCAACTTATACACCGAGGGCGAATGGAAAGGACATTTAAAGCCCCCATTAAAAGACCACATAGAAGGCGGGAAGGCTTTTCTGAATCGTTGCGACGATATGTTTGTTATTCACCGGTTAATAAAACACGAAGAAATGAAGTACAAAACTATGGTAGGAGTCGAAAAGGTCAAGGATATGGACACGGGCGGAAAACACACGGGACTAAACGAACAAGTATTATGTAATTTTAACTACGGGTTAGGCTTTGAAGTGTACGGTGTTAACCCAATAGAAGTAATAAAACACGGATTTTAAATTAAAAATTATGGACGATTATACGTTAATTAAAGCAAGTGTACTTTTAAACCACACTTTTACAAAGGTTCGAGTAAGTGTTGACGAGATTAAAGAAAAACACCCCCACAGAAAAGACCTTATAGATTCAATGGAACAAAGTTTAATCGATTTAAACGATGTTCGAAACGCTTACCATACCTTGGAGAAGGAATATAGGGCAGCTATGCAAACTTGTTTCAGACTTGAACGAATCAATTTAGAATTAAAGTTAGAAAACAAGGAGTTAAAAACAGAAATTGAAAGCCTAACTACTGAGTTATGAGATGTAAAAATTGTAAAATAGAATTTATTCCCGTTCGATTTAATCAAAAATACTGCTTCGAATCCGATTGCGTAAAGGTGTGGGTAGAAACTGAAAAAGAAAAGCAATGGAAGAAAAAGAAAAAGATACTAAAAGACGAATTACAGACGCTTCCCGAACTTCTTAAATTAGCCCAAATAACGTTTAATAAGTACATAAGATTAAGAGACAAGGATAAACCTTGCGTAAGTTGTGAAAAACCGTTAGGAGCGAAATACGACGCAGGACACTATTTCAGTATGGGTGGACATAAGGCAGTAACTTTTGACGAAGATAACGTACACGCCCAATGCGTAACGTGTAATCAATATAAACACGGAAACTTAATTAACTACCAAATAGGAATCCAACAGAGAATAGGCGCTGAAAGATTAATAGAATTACACGCCAAAGCCCACGAAGTAAAGAAGTATACAAAAGACGAACTAAAAGAACTGATTAAACAATATAAATCTAAAATAAATGAGATTTGAAACACTTAAAGACCTTCAAAACGAATGCGAGGCAATAGCGATTTTTTGCGATGAATACAATTTAAGTTGCAGAAAGTTGGACGAAAACGACATAGATTTTGAATTACTAAAAGACGAACGAATAATAGGTTACGCAGAAGTAAAAGGGAGAAACAAAACAATAGAAGAAGCCTACCCGTTACCAATAGCAGTTAGGAAGCTAATTAAGTTAATGGACAAAAAGACGAACCACGTAATTATTTGGAAATGTTACGACGGAATAATATATGGCAAACTTGAAAAACTAAAAGGTCAAATAAGGGTAGGTGGACGAATACCCCGCGAAAATTCCGTTAATGACATTGAATTAATGGCTTACTTTGATAGGTCTAAAGAACTAATCGAAAAAAAAAATTAAAAAAAAATTCAAAAAAGTTTGCTAATTAAAAAATAGTATTTATATTTGTGTATAAATAAAAACGAAACGCTATGAAAAACTTTGGAAAATATAGATTAGTAAATCAAAAAGAAAACGGGTATAAAGGTTTATACAAAAAATTGTTTTCAATTCTTGAGAAAGATTGCATTTTTACAGAATGTAACGAAGAAGAAAGTTATTTTGATGGTAACGATATGATTATAACGACAACTTGGAAACACGAAGAATCCGACAAATTACCAAAAGGAATTATTGTTTTACATTAATATAAACAAGGGGTGCGACTTGGTAACGCATATTAAATTTTTACGCTATGAAACATTTATTTAAATCGTTGGCAGCCTTCCAACAAGAAGTACCCGTAATTCACAAGGGAACGCAAGGCTTCGGGTATTCTTATGCTGATTTACCCGCTATCTTTGAGAAGATAAACCCACTTTTAGCTAAACACGGATTAGGGTTTACGCAGTTGCTTAATTCTAAAGAGGGTGAAAACTATTTAGTTACCGTACTTTTTCACGTTGAAAGCGGGGAATCTATCGAAAGCACTACGTTAATTCCGCAGGTTGAATTAAAAGGTATGAACTCTTACCAATCTTTTGGGAGCGGTTGCACCTATTTCCGTAGGTATTGCTTGAGTTCGATTTGTGGGCTTGTTACGGACAAAGATACGGACGCTTCGGGCGAACAAGTAAAACACGAACCAAAAAAACCTTCTATTGACCAAAAGCGTTTAGGTAAGGCTTTAGAAGCTATTGCAGGGGGTAAGTACACTAAAGAAGAATTGCTATCTAACTTTAGTTTAACAGATGCTCAATTAACACTAATCGAAAACGTATGAAAGTCAGGGCTTCTCAAATTGGTAAAATAATGACTAACCCCCGAAAGTCGGGGGAAGTCCTTTCGCAAACCGCTAAAACGTACGTTCAAGACCTTGTTTTAGAAGAAAAGTACGGGATCAAAAAAGAATTTAGTTCACGTTACACGGATAAAGGAAACGAAGTAGAAGACCTTTCGATAGGGTTGGTTAACGAGGTTCTCAATTATAATTTTATCTATAAAAACGACGAACATTTTAGTAACGATTGGATTACGGGAACACCCGACGTAAACACGGACGAAGTGTTAATAGACGTTAAGAGTTCTTGGGACGCTTCTACCTTTCCTTGGTTTGAGACCGAAATACCAAACAAGGATTACTATTTTCAGTTACAAGGTTATCTTTGGTTGACCGGTAAAAAAGAAGCCGTGTTGGCATACTGCCTAATAGACACCCCTTTAGAAATGGTTGAAGATGAAATAAGGCGCGCCCATTGGAAGTTGCATCTAATCGAAGAAAACACGGAACTACGTCAAGAAGTTGAATCTAAACACAAATTCGGACATATTCCTAAAAACCGACGGGTTAAATATTGGTTCGTGCAAAGAGACGAATCAGTTATAGAACAAATTAAAGAACGTGTGGAGCTATGCCGCGAGTATTATAATCTTTTAATGAAAACAATATGAACATAACACACGAACAAAAACACGAAGACACGGTACTAATGGCAGTAATGACAAAGTACCACGAACGAAGCAAAAAAGGAATACGAAAATACGGAACTAACTTGGACAGAACAGATGTAGATCTAATTGGATGGCTTGACCATCTGCAGGAGGAGCTAATGGACGCAACGTTATACATTGAAAAACTAAAAAAAGAGCTATGAAACAAACGGCGGTTGATTGGTTGATGGAGCAGTTAACGTAATCTAAATAAACCAAGTATGGAAATGGAAAATAAAATTAAATGTGTTCTTATAGATTTTGAACAAGGAGAAATAACACTGAGTGAAGCAACAAACACAATATTGCGTTTATTTAGTGTTAGTGGTCATGTACAAAATTACAAAGATTGCAAATTAAAATGTAAGTATAGAGATATTTACAAAAAAAGTATTTTGAAACGTGGTTAATTTTGTATTGCCACTAACACAAAGCTAAATGACGTTTTAATGTCTTTTAGCAACTGTTATGCGGAATGTAAAACCTTTAAACAACAAAGAACTATGAAACAAACAGCAGTAGATTATATTAAAGAGAAATTAATGTGCAATGAATATTGGTATGAAAATATGACCTTTGACCAAATAATTGACCAAGCCAAAGAGATGGAGAAAGAGCAAAACCATGCGGAATATATGAGAGGGTGGAAGGATGGACTAACTAAACAACAAGAACAAATCAATAAAGGATAAGGGGTAAATTTTGCCACATTAACTAAATAGAAATGATATGAAAGCAAAACTAACATTTGACTTACCCGAAGACGAACACGAATTTTACTGCGCAACTAAAGGCAAAGATATGTTTGTCGTACTTTGGAGAATTGAACAAGAACTCCGTAAACTATACAAGTATGAAGAACTAAACGAAGACGAATGGAAAATAGTTGAAAGGCTACGGGACTTCTTAAACGATAGCCTAAATGAAAACGAAATAAACTTAAACAAATAAATAAAATGGAAACAAAAAAAAACACGGGAGCGATTTTTAAAAACGACAAAAAGCAAGGTAACCAACCGGACTACCGAGGTAAAGTAAACGTAAATGGCAAAGAAATGGAAATAGCCCTTTGGCTTAAAGAATCAAGTAAGGGTACAAAGTATTTTTCGTGTTCATTTAGCGAACCATACGTGAACGAAAGCCCAAAACAAGTTCACACACAAATAATTGACGAAGACGATTTACCCTTTTAATTATGTTTATAGACGATTATTCACTACGAAACCACTTGCGTAAAATCTTAACTAAAAAAACACGAAACCAAATAGTTCAAGAAATAAAAGAAAGAGGCGAAAAAATGCATCAGTACAACATAGATAGATTCCTACAAGGAAAGTCTATAAGTTTGGAAACTGCCAAAAAGTTAGACAAGTACATTTACAGATTTTACAATGGATTACCCCCCGAATAAAACGGGGGTTTTTTTTATTTATATTTGATTAGAAATTAATTATTATATTTGGTGACAAACTAAACAAAATGGAATGGCTTAACATTGTAGCAAAAGACCACAAAGAATGGGTAAAAGTAGTCGAATCTTTCGGCGAAGATTTTTTTGCTGAAGATATTGTCCAAGAAGCCTACCTACGAATTTACAAGTATTGCCAACCCGAAAACATAATAAAGAATGGTCAAGTTAACAAAGGATTTATGTATTTTACTCTTCGCAATCTTTACCTTTTACATTTACGCAGTAATTCACGATTGGAAAAAGTCCCGCTCGAACAAGTCGTAATTAAAGACGAACCAAGCGAAATGGAGAAAGAAGAAGCCTACTATAAGTTATTAATGAAGATACAAGACGAGGTGGATAGTTGGCATTGGTACGACCAAAAACTATTCGAAGTTTATAAGGATACGGATTTAAGTATTAGAGACATAGCCAAAGAAACTACTATTTCAAGCAGTTCGATTTTCAACACGTTAAAAAACTGCAAGGCAAAGATAAGAGAAGCCGTTGGCGAAGAATACGAGGACTACAAAAACACGGATTTTGAATTAATAAAATGAAAGCAAAACGAAGGGTATTAACTGAAATGATAAAAAAAACGGGTTGGAGTTCCCAAGCCCTACGAGAAATAAAGGTTAAGTTTTGGCTATCCAAAGAATATACGACCTACCCAAAAGAACACCACGGGTTAGAAGTAATTAAAACCGAAACACTAACCGACGATACAATTATTTTAGGAACTAAAGAACAAGTATTAACATATAAACAATAAATTATGGCACGAAAAAAGAAACAAGCCGAAGGATTAGGCGACAC